ATCAACAAAAGCCTGCGGGCTTGGAAGTGCTGATATGACTCAACATGACACAGCTAAAGCAGTTGCAGATGGCGCAGCAGTTTTAACAACTGTTGGTGTTATGGCTACATGGCTTCCACCTTTAGCTTCTTTGTTTACGGTCGTATACCTCGGTATTCGTATCTGGGAGTCTGATACTGTGCGCGAGTTGACTAACCGTAAAAAGGCTTCAAATGCCAGCGACGAGTGAAAAACAAAAGCGTTTTATGGACGCTGCCGCTCATAACCCACGGTTTGCAAAAGCCGCGGGTATTCCTACATCTGTCGCTAAAGAATTTAGCTCGGCAAGTAAAGGTCAAAAGTTTGGCTCAAAGAGTCGGGCTGACGCGCAAGCGGTAAATAAATCTGAAACTAACCACGGCAAAATGTCAATAATGAAAGGCGGCGGTATGGCGGAATCTAAAGCGATGGCGAAGAAAGAAGTCAGCTTCATGAAAAAAGCTGGCGCACCTAAATCAATGGTTAAACATGAGGAATCTGAAATGAAAAAGATGGCTAATGGCGGTATTACTACCGCAAAAATGGGTGCTGTTAAATCTGGCGGCAACAAAGGTAAAGGCGAGCACGCTATCCAGTCCAAAGGTATCTCTAAAGGTACTATGGTCAAAATGTCTGGTTCTAAGCCACTGGGCATGAAAAAGGGCGGCAAGACTATGGCTTATGGCGGTAAATGCTGATAGGAGCCTAACATGGCACGTAAAAAAGATTTAGCCGGACTCGCCGCCCTTGCTGGGCTTGGCTTGTTGATGGCTCGCAAAAAAGGTGGCGATGATACTCCAGTCAAAGCTGCGGCTGTAAGCGAAACTAAAGAATCTGCTAAAGAGGCAGAAGAAGACCCAGAAGAGGCGGCTAACAAACGCGTAGAGCGTACGTTGGTTCCTAACGAACGCGGTGCTGCCGGTACTTCCGAGACTGTGTTTCCATCTTCTAAAGCTGGTAGCGGCACCCGTCCCGCAGCTAAACCCGCGGCTAAATCTTCAACTAGCAACGTGCCAAGACTGATTGACAGAACTCCACCAGTCGGTACAGGTTCTGGTGGCGGTCGTGGCCCTACAGCGGAAGAATTAGCTGCATACAAGCCTCCATCATCTAGCAAGTATCCTGACATCCGCGGCTCTGCTGCTAGTAGTACGGTAGCCGAAACCCGTCGCAAGGTTCGTGAAGGCGCGGATGCGGTTGAAGGCGTATATCCTGAGTCTAATCTTGTTGCCCCCGGCTTGAAGACTGCGCACTCTATTGCCAAAGGTTTGGCTAGTAGATTTGGTGGTACTGAAGCTAAAGCAGCTTCTCCTTATCTCAAGGAGTTGCCATACTCTGGTGCTAAGCAGTTGCCTAATGCTCCTACAAAACAAATTACTGGTCCTTCCAAAGGCGAGTTAGTGGCGCGTGACCGCGCTGCTCGTGCTGCTGCTCGTAACGAAGAGATGTTGCGTGAGAACGCTCGTCGCTCGGGACTTGATCCTGACAACATGAACCCAGAAGTTGCCAAAAGAGTTCGTGAAGGTTTGGGCGGTAGCGACTTTAGCCTTGGTAGGAAAAAGGGTGGCAAGGTCAAGGGCTACGCTAATGGCGGCTCTGTAGGCTCTGCGTCTAAGCGCGCTGATGGCATCGCTTCTCGCGGCAAAACCAAATGCAAGATGTATTAAGGAGTTATCATGAGACGCAGTGTTAATGATTACGATAAAAGTAGTGGTGGCGGCGGTTACACAGTTAACCGCACAAGAAGTAAAAACCCAGACCAAGAGGCTATGCAAAACATTGGTTTAGGTTTGGGTTTACCCGCTGCTGGTGCTGGCATTGTTGCAGCTACAAACCGTCCTAAACCAGACACATCAGCTGCTGACAAAGCCAAACGTGAGGCCGATGCTGAGATGAAGCGTGAAACTCGCGGCGTTCAAAAGCCAGCTAACTTTGACGCAATTGAAGAGGCTAAACAAGAAGTCAAAGACGCTAAAGATCGTAAAAAGATTAGCGACATGGGCTACGCTAAAGGCGGTATGACCGCCTCCGCTCGCGCTGACGGTATTGCTTCACGGGGTAAGACCCGCGGGACAATTATCAAATGATGGCAAGTCGCGGGATGGGGGCTATTGCTCCCTCCAAGATGCCTAAAAAGAAGGTTATCCAACGTACGGATAACCCGAATAATGTTGACATGTACGCTGACGGCGGAAAGGTCGGACTCTATGCGAACATTCATGCAAAACGTAAAAGAATTGCTGAAGGCTCAGGTGAAAAAATGCGGCGAGTTGGTAGCGCTGGTGCGCCGACTAAACAAGCGTTCGTAAACTCGGCTAAGACTGCGAGAAAATAATGGCAATCACATCTGGCGCTTCTTCATTTAACCTTGACCTCAGTGAGTTGGTTGAGGAGGCATTTGAACGTGCCGGAGGTGAGCTACGCACCGGATATGACTTGCGTACCGCACGTCGTAGTCTCAACATCATGTTCGCAGATTGGGCCAACCGTGGCATCAACATGTGGACAATTGAGCAAGGGACAATTACCTTTGTTCAAGGGCAAAACACGTACGCACTGCCAGATGACACTATTGACTTGCTTGAACACGTTATCCGTACGCAAGCCAATGTAGCTTCAACACAAGCTGACTTAACAATCACACGTATTAGTGTTTCTACGTACGCTACGATCCCTAACAAGATTCAGCAAGCTAGACCTATTCAGGTCTGGGTTCAGCGTTTGGATGGGCAGAATTCGCCTACAGGCTTGACTTTAAACGGCTCTATTACGTCTACGGCTACTGAGATCACTCTTAACTCGGTCATTGGCCTACCTGCCGCTGGTTTTATAAAGATTGACAACGAGATCATCAATTACGGATACATATCAGGGAATACCCTATATAGCTGTTTCCGTGGGCAACAAGACACAACTGCAGCCTCACATACAAGCGCTACCGCTGTTTATCTAGCTCAAGTGCCAGCTATTACAGTTTGGCCTACTCCAGACGGCTCACAGACCTACACATTTGTGTATTGGAGACTACGCCGTACACAGGATGCAGGTGGCGGTGTAAACGTGATGGATGTACCGTTCCGCTTTATTCCATGCATGGCTGCTGGTCTGTCTTACTACATTGCTATGAAAATTCCTACAGGCGCTGAGCGTTTACCAATGCTTAAGCAACAATACGATGAAGCTTGGCAACTAGCGGCTGATGAAGATCGTGAAAAGGCGGCTATTCGTTTTGTACCCCGTCAGATGTTTATTGGTGGTGGAACGTAATGGGCAATAGGTATGCTTCCGGCAAGAATTCAATTGCGGAATGTGACCGCTGTGGGTTCCGCTTTAAGCTAAAGGTTTTGAGAAAAGAGATTATCAAGACCAAGACGTATAACTTGCTGGTGTGCCCGCAGTGTTGGGATCCTGATCAGCCTCAATTACAGTTGGGTATGTACCCAGTGGATGACCCACAAGCTGTAAGAGAACCTCGTCCTGACCGAAGCTACTATCAGTCTGGTTTGAGCGGGTTGCAGATTCTTAATGGCAGCTCTTCAAGTGTTGATGAAAGCGGATACCCAGAAGGTGGTAGTCGAGTGTTTCAGTGGGGTTGGAACCCAGTTGGTGGGGCCAAATTTTTTGATACTGCTTTAACGCCAAATGACTTGGTTTTATTGGCAGAAGTTGGTACAGTAACGATACAGATAGGAGCCTAAAATGGACGCAAAGAAAGCATTGAAAGCACACATGGCTAAAGGCATGAAATCCGCACATCCTGATGCAGCGGTTAAGAACATGCGAGCCGGTGGCAAGACCAACAGCGATATGCTGAAGATGGGTCGCAACTTGGCTAAAGTTGCCAACCAGAAATCCCCCGGTCGTCGTGGAGGCTAATATGGCTACAACAAAAGTTTATCGTCAACCTAAAATTATTCCCAACGTGGTTGTTGGCGAGATGCCTGTCAAACAGGCTTTAAAAGCAAACACGTCGGTAGCTAACGAGCGTAGCAACCCCTACGATGGCGTCAAAACAACTGGTATCAAAATTCGCGGTACTGGCGCGGCTACCAAAGGTTTGATGGCTAGAGGCCCAATGGCATGAACTACACGCAACTCAGCAACGCTATTCAGGCGTATACGGAAAATACTGAAGCGAGCTTCCTCGCTCAAATACCCGTGTTCGTTCAGCAAGCTGAGCAGCGTATTTACAACACCGTTCAGTTCCCGTCACTACGCAAGAACATGACAGGTTACGTGTCCCTAACGACGCCGTACTTGTCCGCTCCAAACGATTACTTAGCTACGTATTCTTTGGCTGTAATTGATGGTGATGGCAACTACGAGTACTTGCTGAACAAGGATGTAAACTTCATTCGTCAAGCGTACCCCAAAGCTAGTGACACAGGCCTTCCTAAGTACTACGCACTCTTTGGCCCGACTGTGGCAAGTTCAGCAATCTCCAACGAGTTGTCGTTTATCCTTGGTCCCAAGCCAGATGCTAACTACGAAGTGGAACTGCACTTCTACTACTATCCTGAGTCCATTACGACCGCGGCTAGTGGTCAGACTTGGTTGGGTGACAACTTTGATTCAGTGCTGTTGTACGGCTCTTTGGTTGAGGCTTACACCTACATGAAGGGCGAGCAAGACATTATGTCGTTTTACAACACCAAGTACCAAGAAGCATTGGCGTTGGCTAAACGTTTGGGTGATGGTATGGAGCGTCAAGACGCGTATCGTTCTGGTCAGTATAGACAGGCGGTGACCTGATGGCAATCCAACAAACCACGACTACGAGCTTTAGAGTTGAGTTGCTTCAAGCAATTCACAACTTTGGCCCTACGTCGCCCAACACTTTCAAGATTGCTCTGTACACAGGCGCGTCTAACATTGGACCCAACACAACTGTGTACACGACGGCTAATGAAGTAGTGGGTACTGGATACACTGCTGGTGGTAACACACTGACGATCTCTACGTCTCCTACGGCTAGCAATAATACTAACCAAGTACCCACTGCGTTTATTTCGTTTGCTAACACTAGTTGGACAAGTGCATCGTTTACATGCCGTGGTGCTTTGATTTATAACGTAACGCAGGGCAACAAGTCCGTTGCGGTGTTAGACTTTGGTGCAGACAAAACTGTGACCAACGACACATTCCAAATCATCTTCCCCGCTTCGGACGCTAACAGCGCCATTGTGCGCATCTCTTAAGGACTTATCATGACTAAAGAACTCTCAAACTTTGGCGATCACGCGCAAATCAATATGCAGTCAAATGTAGCTGATACTGAAACTGTTGGTATCGAAGGCGTCTACCATGTGGTGTGCCGCGATGCGGATGGCAACGTTAAGTGGGAAGACAGCTTCCCCAATCTGGTCAATGCCGTTGGTAAGCAGTTGATGCTCGATACTTTGTTGTCTGGTACTTCTTACACCACAGTTGGCCCATACCTCGGTCTGATCTCTGGCGCATCTCCTACGTTTGCTGCGGCTGACACGATGGCTTCGCATGGCGGCTGGACTGAGTTTACAAACTACACTGTGGGCGGCTCTGCTGTTCGCGGTACAGCTGTGTTTACTTCTGCGACTTCTACCGGTACAACTCCTACCAACGTGACTACAAAAAGCGCTGCGGCCATTACCTACACCATCACCGGTGCAGGCGGTACAGTTGGCGGCTGCTTCTTGGTTACAGGTTCAGGTGCTTCTTCTACACAAAGCAACACATCAGGTACTTTGTATAGCGCGGGCGCATTTTCTACCGCCAAAATCACAACAGTTGGCGACACTGTAAGCGTTACGTACAGCACAACAGCAACATCTTAATAAGGGGTCGTTCACATGGCTCTGGCACTTTTTGATCGTGTCCAAGAGGTCACGACGACAACAGGCACTGGCTCAATTACTTTGGGCGGTGCAGTTTCTGGCTTCCAATCGTTTGCGGTTGTTGGTAATGGAAACACCTGCTACTACACAATCGTAGACGGGTCTGCTTGGGAAGTCGGGATTGGTACGTACTCAACTACGGGGCCAACCCTTGCGCGTACGACTATTCTGTCTAACTCCAACGGCAACACTACAGCGATCACGCTGGCTGCTGGAACCAAGTCTGTATTCCTGACATACCCCGCAGAGAAGTCCGTTAATCTGGACGCAAGCGATAACGTCAGCCCACTGGGTACAGTGGCGTCTGGTACATGGCAGGGTACAACTGTT